TTTCGAACGCTGTAGGCGTTTGGTAATACGATATTCGTCGGTCTCGATTACATAGTTTTTTCCCCATATAATAAGACGTTTGTCGTGGACTTCTCTCAGAGCCAATATACAACCCGAGGGGTACTCCGCCATAGAATCACCGTAATGATGCATAGCGGCTGTTGCGTCTACGAACCAATCGCCCGCATCTATCCATTCCAAAGGTGCACTTATCGGTTCGTTTGTGGCGACCAATCCGTTGGTACCGCCTACGCTGTATGTATCGTACAGAGGTATCTTTTTGCGACCTGCACTCGAGACGGGAGTCTTACTCTCAGACATTGCTTCTTCTAATATTTTACGCAATAATGCGTGTTTAGAAGTCGGCACTACTCCACCGTGTTCCCAATTTTGAACTGTCCGATGGTGGACTCCGAGCATCTCTGCCAATTTTTCTTGCGAAAGCCCTTTTTTCTTACGTAAATCTTTAATCACTATATTGTCCATAATCAACTTTTTATAAAATAATTTTTATCCATATGCGAAATATTGTGTAAAAATATTTTGTCGTATACGCAATATTGCGTAATTTTGCATTCGAATAAACGAATGTATAACTTTTTGTATTCAATATACAATTGTATAAAAACGGACAAAATTAGAAAAAAAATGACAAAGCAACAAACAGAAAAATTAACGCCCAGATATGGTTTTATAAACGATATAGCACGGGCATGTGGGTGTAGCAGGCACACTGTGAGAGCAGCTATATACGATAATGCAACAGGCAAAAAAGCAGAGAAGGTACGTAAATATTACAAAGCAACATATAAAGACCTAACTGTTAGGTAATTGCCGTTTCTTTTTTTGAGTTATATTATGAAGAAATCTATGATTTACAGCAATTTAATCTGACAGACGTAAAAAAAATAGTACGCAGTCACAAAAACACCGTAAATTATGTATCAAATAGATGGCAATACCGTAAGAATCAACCGCCGCCAGTGGCACGAGGCAGGACTGAGCAATACGCAACTATGGAACGACAGTCGCAACGGGAAGCTTCGTATATGCGGCAGAGGCGAAGACTCGTGCATAGAGTTTGATACGGGCAAGATAAAATACGACCGCCTTAAAAAACTCGGACTAAAAATAAGTAACGACTCAAAAGTATCGCAGGAGAGAATATTTGTCGACATAGACCCTGATATACGGGCTTTCTTCGATAATTACCGCAAACCAAACGGGCAACCTTTGAACTTGGAAGAGGTGATGGAGCATACCAACTGTGCCTCAATACTAAAAAACATTAGAGAACAAAAAGATAGCGTCGAAAATGCCCGCAAAGGTTTCGGGGTACGTAAGATGCCAAAAGGCAAGATGTGGCAACAGATGTTCGAGCTATATACAAAAAGTGCATTGGAGTACAACTGCCGACAGTTTGGCAATGTTCGGTATTTCGAAAGGGTATTTAAAAAGTATTGCAAAGACGGAGCAAAGTCATTGCTAAGTGGTAAAATAGGCAACGACAGCACACGTGTGGTAAGCCGTAGAATGGAAAATCTGTTCTTGGCACTGTATCGTACGACGGACAAACCTTTTGCCGAGCAGGTATATGAGGATTATATAGCCTTTGTACGCGGCAACGTAGAGATATACGACAAAGAGACAGGCGAAGTCTTCGACCCGAAAGAGTTTCGGGACAAAAACGGTCGTCCGATAGAGGTATCAAAGACTACCGTATGGAACTATCTTAAAAAGGCAATTAATCTGACGGCAATATACGAAGACCGCAACGGCAACTTCGACTACACCGACAAGATGCGACCCAAAAACTATCGCAAACGAGGACAATGGACTATGTCTAAGATAACGATAGACGATGTTGCTCTAAGCCGCCGAAGCGTCAAAGGGTGGGTCTATAAGTATCAGGCAACGGATGTTGTAAGTGGCTACATCTTCCGCCCGGCATACATAATAGGAAAACCTACGACAGAGACGGTGAAAGAAGCTCTCCGCAATATGTTCTGCCAGTGTCTTGAACTGGGGCTACCCATAGGAGGGCAACTCGATGCCGAACACCACCTGATAGCGGATATGGAGTGGTTGGGAGACGTGTTCCCGTTCGTTTACTTCAACCCCTCGGCTTGGAGTAAACGTGCCGAACACACCAACAAGCAATTGAAGTATGGCGTATCGAAAAAGAACGGACACACTCGAGGACGTTGGTATTCGAGGCACGAAGCCTATAAGAGCATTAGAAACAAGGTAAAAGGCGACTACCTCGAACCGCAATACCAACCGCAAACAATAGTGGCAGACGACCTTAGCGATATTGACGAGTACAACAATCAACTTCACCCGCAGCAAAAGATATACCCCGGTATGACCCGCAGAGACGTACTGCTGAGGTTTGTAAATCCGAATATAGTAAGTGCACCGCGTTGGAGGCTGTACCGATACGTCGGCAATATGGACAACTGCACCATCTACAACAACGACTACGTCAAGGCTGCCAACGGCGAATTTGAACTCATTGACTTCGAAAGCCTAAAACAGCTAAAACCAAATAACTATAAGGTAGAAGCCTATTGGCTGCCCGAAGAGGACGGTAGCGTGGAGCAGGTATATCTGTATCAGGGAGATACATACATAGGCGAGGCTGTGAACCGCCGACAATACCGCTACAACGAGAACACCATAGAGCAGACCGACGAAGACAGGGCAAATATGCTGCATCAGCAAAAAAGAGCGGCAAAGTTTGATAAAATGATACGAGACCGTCGGGCAGAGATAGGCAAGGTCGGAAAAATAAAAGCTGAGACAAACACATACATTTCTAATATAGAAGCGGACATAGTAGAGAGCGAACAACCAAAAGGTTACGAGGTAACCGAAGGATGGACGGAGGATATTAATTATGGCAGTATAGCAATCGAACAATTATAAAACACGAATAAAATATTTGATTATCAAACAATAAAACACCAAATAATATGATTACAAAGGAAATTAAACAAAAGATTTTAAAGGCATTAGAGGTGAGCAGGAGCAATTTTTCAGGCTCAGACAGCAAGTTTGCCGTTAGTTTGGGTATCAGTGCGAGCCAGTACAGCCGGACAAAAAACGGTGAACTCGACCGTGTCATCAGCTATGCACAATGGATAAGTATTGCCCGCAAGATAGGCGTAAATCTCAATGAGACAGCTGATTGGAAGACTGCAAATACTCCTGTGTTCCAATTTGTAACGGCACAACTCGAAGCGTGCCAAGCAGGCAGCCTGTCGGCTATGCTGTGCGATATGTCGGACATCGGCAAGAGCTACTCGGCAAAACATTACGCTGCTACACACAAAGGCGTGGTATACGTCGATTGCTCACAGGCAAAGTCGAAACAGAGATTAATAAGACACATAGCCAAATCATTCGGGGTTGGCAGCACGGGACGTTATGCGGACGTCTACGAAGATTTGGTGTTTTATCTTAAAACGCTGCCGACCCCTTTGATTATCCTCGACGAAGCGGGCGACCTCGACTATACGGCTTTCCTCGAGCTCAAAGCTCTGTGGAACGCTGTGGAGAACGCCTGCGGGTTCTATATGATGGGAGCCGACGGGTTGGAGGCGAAGATAAATCGCTCAATATCGGTAAAAAAGGTAGGTTACACCGAGATGTTCAGCCGTTTCGGACGACGCTATGGCAAGGCTGTGCCTTTGGGTAAAGAAGAGAAAGAGAAGATGTTGCAGGCAAGTGCAGCTATGATAATAAAGGTAAACGCCGAAGCTCGCGGCATAAGCGTCGATGTGAACAAGGTACTCCGCAAGACGATGGGCGACGACCGAATACCTTCGCTAAGAAGAATATACAAAGAACTGACAAAAATAGGCGAATAGATATGGCTGAGGCAAAACGAGATGTTGCGGCAGAGGGATTACGACGGGCGTATTCGGCAGGCGATGTGCTGTCGTTGAAGAGAGATATATGCGAATTCGACGGACAATGGCTTGAGGCTGTGGGCAAACCCGAGCTAAAAGGGACGTGGTGCATAGGAGGACTGCCCAAGAACGGCAAAACAAGCTTTACGATGCAGCTGGCAAAATATCTAACCAAATGGCATTTGGTAGCATACGACTCTATCGAAGAGGGCGTAAGTGCCTCGTTTGCCGAAGCGCTGAGGCGTTGCCGAATGGACGAGGTGAAGGCGAGTCGCTTCATAGTACTCAACAACGAGGATATCAAAGATATAGAATATCGCCTCTCGAAGAGGAAAAGCCCTAAGATAGTCATAATAGACTCTATACAGTTTTTGGGGTTGAATACCGAGACCTACCTGCGGTGGAAAAAGCGTTTCTCCGAGAAGCTGTTTATCTACGTTACGCACCTCGCAGGCAACTACCCCGAAGGCAGAACAGCCCTCAAAATATGGCGTGACAGCGATGTGGTAATCAAAGTGGAAGGCTTCCGTGCCTACCCGACAAGCAGATACGGCGGCGGCAAGACAATAACGGTGAGCGAAGAGAAGGCAGCTATGTTTGAAATCACAAATCATTGACAATGATAACTATACAAAAAAACAAAATATTATTTACTAACACAAATAAAAAATTGATGCAATATGGAAGAAATAATAAGATTGACAGGGAAGGAAGCCGAAGAGTTTCGCCGTTACAGAGAGGAAAAAGAGCGTAAAGCTATGCGGGAACAGAACCGCGACGCTTACAAGCAATTGGTCGATGAGACTATCAGAGAGGTATTCCCTACACTGCAAGTGGTCAGCAACGGGCTGGCAAAATGCAAACAGGCAGTCTATGAGCGGTTTGCCGATGCATTGAAACTGAAAGAGGATATATTCAACACTAAGCCCGACCAGCGAAGCAATACTTTCAGCACTTCCGACGGTATGTACAGAATTACTCTGGGCAACCATCAGACCGACGACTACGACGACACGGTCAACGAAGGCATAGCAAAGGTAAAAGAGGTGATAAATTCGTTCGCACAAGATGACCGAAGCCGTCTGCTTGTAGATGCCATAATGAAGCTCCTGAGCCGAGACACAAAGGGCAACCTCAAAGCAAGCCGTGTGATGCAACTCCGAAAGCTCGCTGCCGAAAGCGGCAACGCCGAGCTGATAGACGGTGTCGAAATAATCGAAAAAGCGTATCGCCCGCAAGTGAGCAAAACGTTTGTTCGTGCCGAGTACAAAGACGAATACGGTAAATGGGTCAGCGTACCGTTGGGTATGACCGAAGCATAAGACACAATGTAGGAATGTAAAAAGTTTTTATAATGTAGAGATAAAAAGAATAGGGTTCAACTAAAAATTGTGGGAGAAAGGGAGAAAATGAATGAGAATATCAAAAAAAGATCCGAAATCGTCAAACAGCTTGTAGCCGACAACTACGAAGAGGGCAGACAAGACCGATGCAAACGCTGGGTCTACCGACATATCGTACGTAAGAGCTACCCGATGAGCGAACGAACGTTCTGGCGTTATCTTTCGTTCGACAAAGACGATGAGTGAGGCATTATGCGGCATATTGGCAGAGAGACGGTTTTGTTGGGATACAAGACCGTTTTATTTTTTTTATGCCATTCTGACACAGCTTTTTGGTGGGGTTATCGGGAGCTTGTACTTTTGCCTCGAAATTCAAAGTCAATTAACAAATATAATAACAATAAAAAAAATTTAATTATGGGATTTCCAGGAGCAAAAATAACAGTTTCTAACGGTAATCTGCTACGTGAGATTACTGCTTTGGATGCAGTTCCCTGCCTTGTAGCAACAGTTAAAGAAGGGGAACACGTCAACGATTTGCGACAGATTTACAATCTGCAAGATGCGGAACAGAAAGGGTACGGAAAGGACAAAGAGCCTTTTATGTGGGGTTTGATAAAAGAGTATTATCAAGAGCTCGGAGGCAAACAGCTGCTTTATATCTACGGCACAAAAGCCGATAAGACTATGGAGTCCGTGCTGGACGTTACTTCGGCAGATGGGCTGCAAAATGCTTTGCGACAGAGCAATGGAGCCATCAATATGGTTGCCGTGGCACGCAGTCCCGAAGCTGCATACAATGCAGGAACGGATTTTCTCGACACGGACGTGGCAAAAGCCGTTGCCAAGGCAAAAATATTGGCAGAGACACAGC